AGTAAATAATGTCAACAGTTGTAAAACTAAAAAGAAGTGAAACAGCATTAGCTATACCATCAGCAGGTTCTTTAGAAGCTGGTGAATTAGCAATGAATGTTACTGACGGTAAATTTTATACAAAAACATCTGGTGGTTCAGTTGTTGAAGTTGGTGGTGCAGGTTCAGTTACTTTACAAGATGTTACTACAAATGGTGCTGTAACTACAAATGATATGACTCTAAACGGTTCAAATTTAATTTTTGAAGGGTTTTTAGAAAATGCTTTTGAAACAACTTTAACAGCGGCAGAACCGACTAAAGATAATACAATCACATTGCCTAACCAATCAGGTACACTTGCAATGGACGGTGATGCTTTGGCTTATGCAATAGTATTCGGAGGATAATAAGTGGCTAGTAGTTTTAAAAACGCAGGTTTAGATGTTGGCGTACTAGATGACGCAACAGGTAATATGTACACTGCCTCTGGTTCTGGTGTAACTGCTGTTATTCACGCTGTTTACATTTCAAACAAAAGTTCTACCAATGTTGCAAAAGTAAATGTCAAAGTTACGACAGACGGCGGTTCAACTTTCTATCATGTAGGTAGAAGTTTAGATGTTCCTGCCAACAATACATTAGTTTTAGACAAACCTATTAATTTAGAAAACAATGATATTCTTAGAATTTATGCTGACCCTAATCCAGATAGTTCGTCTGTAGATGTTGAAGCATATGCAAGTATATTGGAGATTAGTTAATGGCTTTAGCAGGATATGTAGTACCAGTAAGTGAACAATCTACTGAGGGCTTTCATGCTCTTAGAAGAACAACTGAGGGATTACTGTATTACACTAAAATAAATAAAGATGAAACAGATAGTATAGATTTTGAAAATGGTGCGCCTACAGATGTAAATGGCAACCAACAAATTTCTAGGATGTCTGAATATACCGAAGAAGGTGCTTTTGTACAATCAGGAGAAACTCAATATGAAACTGGTGATGGTTCTACTTTAGTTTTTGCAATGAATTCACCTGTATTAGACGATACCAGAGTTTGTGTATATCTGGACGGAGTAAAACAAATTTTAGGAGAACAATTTACATACAGTTCTCCAAATGTGACATTTATTGCAAAACCTAAATCAGGTTCTCAGATTGCAATTTGTAAAATAGAAAGAAAATATAAGAATAATGACAGTGACTTTTATCATCAATTTAGACACGAAAGTGGTGATGCAACTTATTATATAGATGATAATGGTTATTTTGTTAAAAGGGAAAATAGAAGTAGGGGTGCGACAGCCTTGACAAGTGATGACTTTTCCACATTTGAAGCTAGTGCTTCTGTGGCATCAACAACTTGGCAAAGCGCAGTATAAACTCGTATAAATAGTAGAGAATTATAAAGGTAAACCATGGCAGATTTTAAACTAGGTAGAATTAAATTTAAATGGAGAGGCAATTGGGCTACTAGCACATCATATTTAATAGATGATGTGATTAAGTATGGCGGTAATACCTATGTTTGCATAGCCAATCACACATCTCCATCAAACGAAAACTTATTTTACACACAACCAGGAACATACACAAGTTATTGGTCTTTACAAGCAGAAGCTCTTTTCTTTAAAGGTGCCTATGCAGATGCTACATGGTATAAATTAAATGATGTTGTTTCTTATGGTGGTAAACAATATAGAACAACTACAGCTCACACTTCATCAAGTGCAGTATTAAATCAGTCAAACTTTGAACAATTAGTTGATGGTATTACTTTTAGAGGTGATTATGCTAACTCAACTCAATACAGACTAAACGATATTGTAAAATATGGTGGAAGACAATATAGAGTTACAACTGAACACACATCTTCAAGTGAGATAGCAGACTTAACTAAATTTACATTATTTGTTGATGGTTTAGATTTCAAAGGTGATTGGGCAGCTTTACAAACTTATAAATTAAATGATGTTGTAAAATATGGTGCTTATCAGTACAAAGTAACTACAGCACATACTTCAACATCAACATTTGACCCTACAAAATTCGCAGTATATTCCGAAGGTTTACAATGGGAAGATAATTATGACCCTAGTACAGTTTACCAAGATGGTGATATTGTATCTTATGGTGGTTACACTTATGTTTATGTAAACTCAACACCAAGTGCAGGAAATACACCTACAGATAATTCATATTGGGATGTAATCACAACCGGTTATAATAATACTGGTGATTATTCATTTGGTACAGCTTATAAAACTGGTGATGTTGTTAATTATGGTGGTAATGTTTATGTTGCAGTAAATAATCACTCTAACGAATATCCAGCAAATACAGACGGTACTACAAACACAACAAACTTCAATTTATTAGTCAAAGGATTTAATTATCGTACTGGTGGTTATAACGCCGCTACAACATATAACATTGGTGATGTTGTAAGATATGTTTCAACTTCTTATGTAATGTTGAAAGACAGACAAGTCAATGTTACTCCAGGCACAGACGCAACAGTTTGGCAAGTTGTCGCACAAGGTGACACAGGTGCCGTATTAAATACAAGAGGTGATTTAATTTACCAAGATGCGGCTGCAGCTGCAAGATTACCAATTGGTACAGTAGGTTCAGTTTTATCTACAGACGGCACAGACCCTATTTGGTCAAACGCTGAAGGTAAAAATGTTATCTATGTTGCTAACTCAGGTTCGGACACAAATTCAGGTACACAATTCTTACCATTTAAAACACTTTATAAAGCATTATCAGTTGCAACTTCAGGAGATGTTGTTGACTTTAACACAGTTACAGGTGGTACAGGCGGTACTCCAGACACTTACGATATTACACAAACAAGTACAAGCGGTTCAGGTACAGGCACACAGGCAAGAGTAGTTTTAGATGGTTCATCTACACCTACAGTTACAATTACAAACGGTGGTTCAGGACACGCAGCTGGTGATGTTATTACATTCTCAGATAGTGGTTCTCAATTAGGTGGTGCAACTTCAATTACAATAACAGTAGTTTCTGCTTCAGTTGGTGATGTTGTTTATGTTAAGAACGGTGTTTATAGAGAAACATTACCTTTAAGAATTCCTGCCGGTGTCACAGTACAAGGTGAAAGTTTAAGAGGTACTGAAATAAGACCTAACTCTGGAACAGGTCATCAAGTTGCAACAGTTTCAATTAATTCAAATACATCTGGTGCTACAGACGGCACATACAATTATGTTCACGGTACTTCAACAACATCCACAAATGGTATTGCATCATCTTTTGTTGCAAATATAACAGTTGCAAGTGGTATTGTTTCAGTAGTTACAATCTATCACGGCGGTACAGGTTTTGTTGTAGCTGATACAATTACAATTGCGGCTGCTAACATTGGTTCAGGTACAGGTGATTTAGTATTAGATGTAGATAGTTTAGAAAATAATAATGCTTCTAATATGTTCCTATTGAACAATCAAACTAATCTTGTTCAAATGACAATGAAAGGTTTAACAGGAACGCCAACTGCTGGTGGTACTAGTAAAGCTTCTGTAACATCATTAGATCCAAGTGGTTCAATTTCAACCGCTTCTCCATATATTCAAAACTGTTCTTCAGCAAATGCTAACGCAACTGGTATTCAAATTGATGGTTTAATCCATAGTTCAGGTAATAAATCAATTCTTGCAAACGATTTTACACAGATTAACTCAGACGGCCGTGGTGTTCATGCATTAGGCGGTGGCCGTGGTGAAATGGTTTCTATCTTTACATATTATTGTGATAAATCTTTCTATGCAGAATCCGGTGGTTTTATTAGAGGTCTAAACTGTTCATCTGCTTATGGTGAAAAAGGTGCGGAAGCAGATGGAACACTCGCTTCTGAAAGTGCTGTTACAGTACAGGCAAAAGGTGAAATTCTAAAATATGATGCAACAACATTTGTAGGTGCAGCTACAGAATCCGATATTCAGGATATGATTGCTACACAAGCACAAGGTACTGCTACAATTGTTGGTGATACTTCAGGTGCAACTGCTAATATTCATAGAACAAATATTTCATTAGACTATCTACACATCAATGGTAGAACAGGTAACTTCCAACAAGGCGAAACTGTTACTATCACAAAAGAAAATAGTTCTACATTCCAAGTACAATTAGATAGTTCAGTTGGTGATAGTTCAGCTGCTCAAGTCGGACAGATTGGTCCACTTATTACTTTGGATTCAAGTGATGCAACACTAGAAAGTGCAAATGCTATTACAGTTGGTGCTAATATTCAGTTTGCTGGCGACAGTACATATTATAGAGTATCTGCTGTATCAGAAACAAATACAGGTACTAGAATTGCAACTGTTCGTTTAACAACTTCAATTACTGAAGTTAACGCAATTGCTGATAATACATCAACAACAATTACAACAGGTTTCTCAAATGTTCGATTAACAGGACACGACTTCTTAGATATTGGTACTGGTGGATTTGCAGATACAAACTATCCTGGTACACCATCTCAACCATCGGCACAAGATGATGAAGTTGATGAATTAAATGGAGGCCGTGTTTACTTTACTTCAACTGACCAAAAAGGTGACTTTAGAGTTGGTGACCAATTTAGAATTGAACAGGCGACAGGTATTGCAACCCTAAACGCAGACGCATTTGACCTTTCAGGTTTGACAGAATTGCAACTTGGTTCTATTGGTGCTGAGTTAGGTGCAACAATTAACGAATTCTCAACTGACCAAACATTGTCTGGCGACAGTAATACTGCTGTACCAACAGAAAGAGCAATTGTTGGTTACTTAACAAGAGATTATGCTGGTACAGGTGCATGGGTGCCTCCAACAGGTACAACAGCACAAAGACCAACAGGTGGTAACTTATACACAGGTGCATTTAGATATAACGCTTCATTAGTAACTTGGGAAGGTTATAACGGAACACAATGGACAGGTTTAGGTGGTGGTAATCCTTGGTCAACAAAAACTAGCGCAAATACAGGAGATACTGTAGCTGCAAATGATAGAATTTTTGTAGATACATCTGGAGGCGCAATTCAATTAAATTTACCTGCTAATCCACAAGCTGGAGACCAAGTAAGATTTTTAGATTTAGCCGCTTCTTTTGATACAAACAATTTAACAATTGGTAGAAACACTAATAAAATTATGGCTGATACTACAGATATGACAGTATCACAAGAAAATGCTTCAATTGGACTAGTTTATACTGGTGCAACTTATGGCTGGAAACTTATAGAAAATTAATAGATAAATAGTAGTAGAGGATTAAATGAGTAATTTAAAAGACTTTAAAAACAAAAACACCGAGTTCACAGGAACTACTGGTATTGATTTGCCTGAAGGAACTACTGCTCAACGAGTTGATACAGCAGGCGTATTAAGATATAACACAGAAACACAGTTAGCAGAATACTATGGTGAAAACTGGAAACCAATTGATAGTCCACCAGTTTTAACAAGTATTTCTCCTTCAAGTTGGGCTTCTGACGGTTCTACTTTAGCAACAATTACTCTTTCAGGTTCAAACTTCTCAGCAACTGTAACTGTTAAGTTTATTGGTACTGATGGCACAGAATATACAGGTTTATCAGTAAATAGAGTTTCTGCTTCAAGTGTTACTTGTACTACTACAGCAGCTATGGGTGTTTCAAATGAACCATATGATGTAAAAATTATTAACTCATCCGGTCTTGCATCATCTTTAGAAGATGTATTAGATGCAGGTTCTACACCAACATTTTTAACATCTGCTTCATTATCGGATGTTGGCGTTACAGGTGCAGCTATGACACCTATAGAAATCGAGGCCTATGACCCCGACAGTACGGCAATTACAAGTATGACAGTTACATCTGGTTCATTACCAGCAGGAACATCAGGTTCATTTGGATGGAACGGAAACAGAGGTGTCTTTACAATTTCAGGAACACCAAGTGCAGCTGCTTCAAATGCATTTACAATTACTGCTTCTGACGGTACTAACACAAACAGTAGAGCGTTTACATTAAATACTGTTGAACCAGACGGTTCATCTGAAGCGTTAGCGATTGCAAGTCCAGCTGCGGCTACATCTGCTGGTGTTACAACAGATGGTAATAGATGGTTTTTACCTCCAGGACAAACTCAAGCTCACCAATTATATTTTGAAGGTACAACAGGTTATGTAAGATTATCACCAAATCCAGGTTACTCTTATTGGTACATTGGAAACACATCTGGTACCGGTACGGATTCAGGAGTAAGTTGTGGTTCAGGTTCGTGTGTATGTACAAACTTAGGTACATATACAGTAGGTACTTTAACACTTGCGTTCTTTGATGATTGTTCTGCTGCTCCATATTGTAACTATACATTTCAATATAAAGATGCTGTAAATAGTACAACAATTAACAATGCATGGTTAAATGCATTAGAAGGCACACTTGCAACTGGTTATAAAGGTTCAGACTTTTATCTATATCATAACGATATGGAAGGTACTTCAAATTTAGGTTTCAACTTCTCAGACGGAACACAACCTATATTTACAATGTCTGATAACCACACATCACCTGTTTGTACGATTGCTGCCGCCGACTATGTTGGTACAATCAACTCACTAGTTGGTTCAGGTGCAAGTACAAAACTTTTAACTGGTATGCATTATAGAGGTGGTTCGGATCCAGGTGCTTACATCTTTACTTTAAGAAACAGCGGCATTATGGTTAAATAAAAGTTGTCTAAATATATTATGAGTTATTATGAATACAACAATATTTGATGAAGTAATTTCAGAGCCAACACTTTACGGTTTATACGACCAAATAACTAACACAGGAATGTGGAGTATTGGTCGTGTTTCTAAAAAAAGAAATTATCACGCTTTTCCAGGACATATCATAAAAGAACACACAGGTGAGGTGCGTAATCCTTTATTGTGTGGATTTTTTGGTGGTATTGTAGAACAGTTAAGACAAAGATATTATGAAACATACGGTGGTTTTCTACCAACAGAGCTTTATAGAATTCATTTAGGTGCAAAAAATCCAACTTCATATACAGAAATGCATACAGACACCGAAAAGAAAGGTGTTTCAATTGTAGGGTTTTTAACACCTGAATGGAAACCAGAATGGGGTGGAAAACTACAAATAGAAAATAATTTTGTTGACTACATACCTAGTAGATTTGTAATTTTTGATACAAATAAAATGCATGATGGTGAAGGACCATCTACAGAATGTCCTTATTGGAGAATATCTGTTAATATTATATTGGTAAATAAAGATGAACGCTAAAGAAAGAGAAGAAATCTGTAGAAAGTGCAGACATTTAACTCACATGTTTCCAGAAAAAATGGAACTTGAACAGGAAAATGATGATGGTACAAAAACTTTTAAAATTGTTGAAGACAAATCTAAAGGTTTAATTCCTAGGTGTGAAAAGTGTGGTTGTTTTATGGATGTAAAATGGAAACTTCCTTTAGTTAAATGTCCTATTGGAAAATGGTAAATGTTAGATATTAAAAAATTAACTTTAGACCAACATAAAAATGCTGAAAGGCAAGAGTTTGTAAAAACTTTAATGTCTGGTAATATAGACCATAATCTATATGCAACCTATTTATATAATCAATATCATTGTTATCGTGCTTTAGAAGATAGAGGTAATGAAAACAAATTGTTTGTAGATACTCCTGGATTACAAAGAGCAGATTTAATTAGAAAAGATTTTCACGCATTGTGGGAATTTCCTGACCCACCAACTATAACTAATAGTACAGTTGAATATATGAAACACATAGAATTTATTAAAGAAGATGCACAAAGTTTATATGCACATATCTATGTAAGACATTTAGGTGACTTATCAGGTGGCCAGATGATAAGAAGAAAAACTCCTGGTCCTAATAATTACTATTTCTTTTTACCTGAACAATTAAAATATAAAGAGATAGTACGAGATAAAATAAACACATATCTAAACATATACCAACACACAG